TAAGAACATGACAACGCAATATACTACGATCCTTAAACTGGCTCTTCCCGTTCAGGGGGAATTGAGCGGTACTTGGGGCGATGTTGTAAACGACAATATTACGCAGATGGTTGAACAGGCCATTGCGGGTAAAGCCACGGTTAATTCATGGACAGCTAACTCACACACGCTAACGACAGCGGATGGTACTACCTCTGAGTCTCGTTGCGCTATTTTAGAGCTAACCGACTCGGGTACCGCACTGACAGGCGCTGGTACGGTAGTCTGCCCAACTAATACAAAACTTTACATTGTAGACAACAACACCGCACAGATTATTACTGTTAAGACTTCTGGTGGTACAGGCGTTGCTGTGCCTGTCGGCAAAACCATGTTGGTCTACTGCGATGGCACTAACGTCGTTGAAGGCGTAACTCACGCAAATAGTCTAAGTTTGGGTACGAGCACCAGTACGGTTAACGCTATAGATACTGCGACAGACCTTGGTGCGGGAAGCAGTAGTAACTCCAATTTACCTACGCAGTTAGCAGTGAAAACTTATGTCGATGGGCAAATTGCAGCGACTAACGAACTTAGTGAGGTTCTTGCCGCTGGTAACGTTACTGGCGCAAACGACATCGATGTTGAAAACGCTCAGAAGGTTCAGTTTCGTGATACCGCTATTTATATTAATTCAAGCGTAGATGGTCAGTTAGACATTGCTGCTGATGGTGAAGTACAGATCGACACGGCTTTGGTAGACATCAACGGTAACCTTGATGTATCGGGAACGGCTAACATTGGTGGGCCTATTTCCTTCACAAAGAACGCTATTGCCGGTGTAGCAATAAGCACAATAGCAAGGGCTTCTAATACTGTTACTGTCACAAATTCTGCTGTACACGGACTTACTAACGGCGATTTGGTCAACATAAACGGCGTAGCCAATAGATCCTTCAATGGTTACTTCACGGTAGCAGTAAGTTCTACCACGGTATTTACATACAGTCAGACTGGAGCTGATGAAAGCTCGACTGGAGGCACGTCTACCGAGGTCGTATATAACATTAATGCTAGTGGCACGGGCCTTAACCAGATGAATGGCCCACTTAATATCGCTGCTAATAGCGGTATTGATGGACTTGAAATCACGCAATCTGGGTCAGGCGAAGCGTTAAGCATAACTGGTGGTAACGCTCTTTTTGGTGACAATGATAAAGCCATCTTCGGTGCTGGCAGCGACCTACAGATTTATCATGATGGGTCTAGTAGTTACATTACTGAGAATGGTGATGGGGTATTACGTCTAAGAAGCGAAAACGGTGATGGTGTTGGCTTATACGGCGCGTCAAATGCAGTCATGCTTTTCGCTAGGAATGGCGCAGAAGTAGACCTTCGGCACAACGGATCACAGAAGCTTGTGACCACAGCAACAGGCATTCAGGTCACGGGAGACATATCAAATGCTTCTGGCGACCTAACACTAGACGTTGCAGGAGACATTATTCTTGATGCTGATGGTGGTGAGGTTATGCTTAAAGATGCCTCAGTAACTTACGGTCAATTAAAAGGCTCAACCTCTGACTTTATAATACAATCCTTAGTGTCTGACAAAGATATTATATTCAAAGGTCTTGATGGGGCGGCAATCGTTTCAGCCCTCACCCTTGATATGTCAGCGGCAGGTATCGCCACATTTAACTCTGGCATCAACATAGGAAACAGAGGTTCTGCTTCTGACCCAACCTTACAATCATCAATAGATCCCAACACAGGCGTTTTTTGGGGCGGCAGTGACATTCTTGGTTTTGCAAGCGGTGGGGCTGAACGACTGCGTGTAAGTAGCGAGGTGGTGGTTAACGATCCCGGTAATGACGTAGATTTCCGCGTTGAGTCTGTCAACGACGCTAATATGCTGTTTGTTGATGCTGGGAATGACCGAATTGGAGTAGGCACAAACTCACCTCAGTCTATTTTGCATTTATCCTCGACTGCACCAATCATATCTTTTACAGATACAAACAGTTTTACTGATGTTAACGATAGATTCATTGTCAGAGCATCGACTGACCAAGGCAACATTCAGTGGTATGACGATTCTGCGTCCGCAACTGCAAATCTAATGACTTTCAAGAATAGTAATGTAATCGTAAATGCTTCCAGTGCAGACATAGACTTCCGCGTTGAGTCAGACGGCAACGCTAATATGCTGTTTGTCGATGCAGGTAATAATCGCGTTGGCGTGGGAACAAATGCTCCTGATGTCCCTTTCCATGTTTCAAGCAGTTTAGCAGACATTGTAAAATTAACCACTGAGTCTACTACAATTGGACCAAATCTTCTGTTTGCAAATAACGATGGTACACTTGCTCGTCTTGCTTCCGCAGAAACGAATACACTTCGTATTGAAACAGGCACAAGTAATACAGAAATAGCACGTTTCGTTGAGGCCAGCGGGGCGGTATTTAACGAAGACGGTATAGACATAGACTTCCGCGTTGAGTCTAGCGGCAACACCCATATGCTGTTTGTTGATGCTGGGAATGACACAGTTGTCATAGGCTCAGGCAGTATTTCAGCGCCATCTAATTACGATTTCTTGTCATATGTTTCTGCGGCGGCAGGGCGCTCTGCTTTTGTTCATGGCTCTGGTGACGGCGGTATTGTAGTTTCTGGATCAGCAGCGGGTTCTGCGGCATCCGTAATCTTCGGTAATAACTGGGGTACTAACGGCGCTACCTTTAGCGAAGAATACCGCCTCTACATGGACGGCTCTGACGATAGCTTAAACTTTAACTATAACGCGAACGCAAGCACGGCAATAAAATTAACCAATGATGGGCGCACCAACATATACGGAGTTGGTTCAGAAGCCGCGTCTCGTTTTACGATAAATAACGACGATAGCAGCACAGGACATCTACAGTTCCAAACTGCCCAGAACGACCAGCAGAACGGTTATGTTCGGGCTAATATGGTTCTGGCTCGTAACAAAGATACACTAATCTGGGATCCCACAGACGAAACTTGGGACTATACCGCTGGGTCTTCTGGCGATTGGTCTATGATAAGCAAAACCAGCGGCTCCCTAAACTTCTATATTGGAGCGTCTGCGGTAAGCGACTGGAGCTTATCAAACAACGATTTTAATACTACTTATCTGATGTATGCCATGACCCCCGCCGGAGGTCATACTTGGGAAGCACCGGGCGGCGGTGATTTTGTATTTAATAATAACGGGTTAGACCGTGACTTCCGCGTTGAGGGTGACAGTCAAACTCACGCTCTGTTTGTTGATGCGACCACTGATCGAGTCGGCATTCAAGATAGCGCACCAAGTTACCCCCTCGACGTAAATGGAGCCATTCACTCTACTACTAATGTAATTATCGGAGACTCTTCTTCAAGCCCCGGCACGTTAACCCTTAACGACAATTCAGGCACTGCCTACACGATAGCTATGACGGGTACAGGTACTCGTGCCTTTGCGACGCAAGGTTCCACTTCAAGCGGCGATTACAGCATGACGATGGAAAACCTTGGTACTGGGGGGTTTAATTTAAGGGTTGATGGTCAAATTACCGCAGGAATGAGCGCCTCTCCGTTTTCCGATAACGCTATAACAATTCGAGGGCAACAAGACGGAACGGCTATTAAGTTTGAAGCAGGCGGCACCCATCGCTTTGATTTAGACTGTAACGGTTCTGGCACAGATAATTTATCGTTCAACGACACTAACGGAACAAGGCTGTTCACAATCTATAGAAGCCAAGAAATTGTTGTTAATGAAAGTAGTTCAGGCACTGTGGATTTCCGCGTTGAGTCTGACACCAACACTTATGCCCTGTTCGTTGACGCTAGTGCTAATGTTACTTTCATCGGAAAAAATTCAACAGCGATCAGCGCAGCTGGATTTTACTTTTCTGCAAATACGGGCAATGCAGAATTTACCGGCGATGGTTCCACTCACCCGCTCAGAATAAATAGATTAGCTAATGACGGCACATTAATTCAGTTTTTGCAGGCTAGTTCGGCAGAAGGTGATATTTCCGTTTCAGGTAGCACTGTTTCCTACAATGGTTTTGCGGGACGACATGAAAGCTCTGGTATTGCAACAACGACTGCAAAAGGCACAGTTGTTTCTACTATCGATGAGCTGGATGAATACCTTTCAGGACCAAGGCAAGGTCAAACTCGCGCAGATCACGCAAAAGTAAAAATGTCTGACACCGTTGGTGACGCAAGAGTCTACGGGGTTGTAGATAATTTTACCGACGAAGGAAAAGTCAATGTAATTTCTGTCGGCATCGGGTCTATCAAAGTCACTGGAGCTTGCGCTGGGGGCGATCTGCTTGAGTCAAACGGCGATGGCACAGCAAAAGTTCAAACAGACGACATTATCCGAAGCAAAACAATCGGAAAAGTCACAATAGGCGATAGCAACACGGGCGTGAAATTAGTGTCTTGTGTGCTTTATTGCGGTTAATTAACAGTTATTAAAGGAGAAAAAAATGGCAATTACAAACACATGGTCAGTATCTGACATGCAACACATGGACTCCGATGGCGGTGTCTTTTTAGTTTACTGGTCGATGGTAGCGGCAAGCGATGGTACGCCATCCTACACTGCTTCTGAAGGCGGCAAACTGCGTTGTGAATATGACGCTTCAAGCCCGACCTTTATCCCATACGCTGACTTAACTGAAGCCGATGTGCTTGGTTGGGTATACGCAAGTTTGGTTGAAGGTGAAGAAACGCCTGATGAAGCTAAGGCTCGGGTCGAAGCTGACCGTGACGCTAAGGTGCAAAAGCAAATTGATGCTGCTGCAACCACCGCTTCTGGTGTGCCTTGGTAGGTAATGAGCAACCAAAGTTATGGATGTGCTAGACGCTATTGGGGCTATATGGCCTATCGCCTTGGGATTCGTAACTTTGGTTATCGTGCTCGCCAAGATGCACGCTGATATTGAGCAGATTAAGGAGAAGATCCGAACACTGTTTGAGCTGTGGAATAACAGGAACAAGTAGTGGCCGCTCAAATATCAGACGAGACCAAGATCGAGATACCGTTACGCAACTTGATCGCCATCATCGCAGGGGTTGCCATCGCGGTAATTGGTTACACAGAAGTAACTAACCGTATATCGGTGTTAGAGCGACAGCTAACCATTCTTGAAGTCGATATACAGATGAACAGCGAGTTTCGGATCAAATGGCCGCGTGGCGAATTAGGGGCGCTTCCAGACGATTTATTGCAGAACAGCCAGATTAATGCGTTGCAGAAAGTGGTTGATCTAAACACTAACTTCCGTAATAACTGGGCACCACCACAAGAAGTTCAGGAGGCGATCCGTACTAACCATGCTCAAGAGATTAGGTTAGGTTATCTTGAGTCAAAGGTGAACGAGCTTGAAAAAAGTGACACAATAAAGTAACGCTTAATTTAAAAACTAGGAGGAGTTATGAGCGAACAACAAGAACAGAAACCGGTAATCCTGACCATTGACGATCAGGAGTATGACGTAAATGAACTTGGAAATGATTCCAAAATACACTACGTCGAAGTGGTTAATTTGCGTAAGCAGCTTGGTGATTTGCAGAATCAGATTGCAGCAGCTCAACAGCAAAGCATTAACTTACAGGTTGCATTAGGCTTTCGTGAAAACGCCCTGCGCGATTCAATTCAAGTAGTTGAAGAACCTGAAGCAGAAGTGGTGAACTAATGGCTGAGACTCATGCTAGTAAAGCGTTAAAGAAGATTGAGATTCATGAGGCTGAGTGCGCTTTGCGGTATGAGTCTATTAAGGAACGGTTAGACTCTGGGTCACAACGCTTTGATAAGTTAGAGCGTATGATCTGGGGCATCTACCCTGTCATGATTACTTCGTTAATTGCTATTGTTGGGTTGGTGATAACACAATGAAATTTGACGCAATCAAAGGATTAATCGGTGCAGTAGCACCTACCCTTGGTCAGGCTCTTGGTGGCCCTTTGGGTAGTGCTGCGGCACAAACAATCGCCAGCGTACTAGGTTGCAAGCCTGACGAGAAAAGCATTACTAACGCAGTACAAGCGGCTACTCCAGAGCAGTTGGCAGAGATTAAAAAAGCTGAACTCGACTTTCAGGTTCAGATGAAAAAGTTAGACGTAGATGTATTCGCACTTGAAGCAGAGGATGTACAGCATGCTCGGGCAGCTTTTAAAGGCGATTGGACGCCTAAATTTATCGCGGTTGCATGTGTGTTTTTCTTCGGAGGTTACATTGCTCTAGTCACACTGCAAGATCCTGCTATGAACGATGACGGGATTGTTAATCTTGTGCTCGGTTATCTAGGCGGCATCGTCTCATCTATTATCAGTTTCTACTACGGCGCATCGCATAAGCACGACTAATGACTAGACTAATAAACATGTTAAAGAGGCACGAAGGCGTTAGAGATAAGGTCTATATGTGCTCTGCGGGTTACGAAACCATTGGGGTTGGTAGGAATATCAGCGAATCTGGTCTTGGGCTATCTGAAGATGAGATAGACTACTTGCTAAGTAACGACATAAAACGATGTCGTGAAGAGTTAACGGTAGAATATGACTGGTTTTCAACGCTAGATAGTGTGCGTCAAGAAGCCTTAATAGACCTGTCGTTTAATATTGGTCAGACCAAACTACGAAAGTTTGTTAAAGCGTTGGGCCACATGGCTTCAGGAAACTATGATGAAGCGGGTCAAGAGTTTTACCGTAGCCGCTGGGCTGAACAAGTGGGTGACCGATCATTGGAAATTTGCCAGATGATTAGCTCTGGGGAGTATCAGAAACGATGAAAACTGTACATGCACCAAGAACATTAGCTGACGGTAACGTAGAACCTGCCCATGAGATAGAAATACTCTGTGCCGAATGTGGATATGATATAGACGAAAGCGAATTAGAAGCAGATACTTGTTCTGATTGCGGTGCTTCTTTAAACTTGAAGCAGAACACTTCTATCCAAGTAACAACCCTACCGCCGGTATTTGGCGAGACAATGTGACGGGTTATGTATGCCATTACAAAAACTAGCATTAAAACCGGGGGTTAATCGAGAAAATACTCGATACACCAGCGAAGGTGGTTGGTACGAATCCGACAAGATCCGGTTTAGACAAGGTACACCGGAAAAGATTGGTGGGTGGCAGCGTATATCGGATGCTACCTTTCTTGGTGTCTGCCGATCCTTATGGAACTGGGTAACGCTAGGTAGTCAAAACCTTATTGGTGTTGGTACTAACCTCAAGTTCTACCTTGAGAATGGCGGTGCCTACAACGACATAACACCTTTACGTAACACGGTAAGCCTTACTAACCCGTTTACTACCACTAGTGGATCTCCTACGGTCAGTGTTGTAGACGCTAATGGTGGGTATATTTCAGGTGATTTCGTTACTTTTTCGGGTGCATCTGCGGTCGGTGGGCTTACCTTAAACGGTGAATATCAGATCACTATTGACACTACTGCGTCTAATACTTACTTCATAACAGCTTCTAGTAACGCCTCCTCGACAGCAACGGGTGGGGGCACGGTCAGTGCGGCATATCAAATCAACACCGGATCGGCCTATGTAATACCACTTACAGGGTGGGGAGCAGGGTCTTGGGGTGCTGGTGTATGGGGCACTGGAGGTACGTCTGACACGCAAATACGCCTCTGGTCACAAGCTAATTTTGGGGAAGATCTGTTGTTTGGGCCTCGTGGTGGGGCTATATATTACTGGGATGCCACGTCAGGGTTGACCTCTAGGGGGGTATTACTCTCGTCCGTAGCACCTGCAGGAGCCAACGTACCGATTGTACAAGACGTTATTTTAGTGTCAGATATCAGCCGGTTTGTGTTCTGTTTTGGCTGTAATGCCCTTGCTAGTGCCACTAAAAACCCGATGTTAATCCGTTGGTCAGATCAAGAAAACGCTACGCAGTGGACTCCTGCGGCAACTAACCAAGCAGGTAGCCTACAGCTATCTAGAGGCACTGAGATCATAGCAGCCAAGCAAGCCCGTCAGGAAGTCCTAGTATGGTCAGATTCGGCCCTATATGCCCTCCAGTACGTCGGTGCCCCAATAGTGTGGGGGGCGCAGCTTGTAGGTGAAAATATCTCTATCGCCTCTCAAAATGCGGTAGCGTACGCCAATGGTGTGGCCTACTGGATGGGTGTGGATAAGTTCTATAAGTACGATGGTCGTACCCAACCACTACCTTGTAATCTTCGCAAGTTTATCTTTAACGATTTTAATGCCCAGCAGTATCGGCAAGTGTTTGCGGGGACTGTAGAGTCATACCACGAGATCTGGTGGTTCTACTGTTCTGCTGATTCACAAACAGCCAACAAGTACGTTGTGTATAACTATCTGGATAACATTTGGTACTATGGCACAATGGCGCGAACAGCATGGTTAGATTCGGGGTTACGAGACTTCCCGTTAGCTGCAACGTATAGCAACAATCTCGTGAATCAGGAAGAAGGTGTTGATGATAATGAGCTAGTGACCAGTGCGCCAATACACGCATACGCCACTACCGCTGAGTTCGATCTAGATGACGGACATCAATTCAACTTCATTTGGCGCGTACTTCCTGATATCACGTTTGACGGATCTACCACGGAGTCGCCGAGCGCCGTTATGACACTGTTACCCATGCAAAACTCTGGCTCTGGGTACAACTCTCCTGCTTCGGTAGGTGGGTCAAATAACGGTACAATTACTCGATCTGCTGTGTTACCTATAGAGAAGTTTACCGGACAGCTTAATACGCGAGTTCGTGGACGGCAGATGGTGATGAAGATTGAGTCTACTGGATCGGGTGTAACGTGGCAGTTAGGTTCACCTAGGCTGGATATGCGACCTGATGGACGACGCTAATGGCTGGAGACCCCACTAGATATGACGTTCCGTTCCGTGCCCCAGCACTGCCCTATGCCCCACAGGTATACGATCAGGAGTCATTTGAGCAGTTTAATAACATACTTCGGATATACTTTAACCAGCTAGACAACGCGCTGAGAAACGCTATGGCAGTCCAAGAACCATACGAGTTACAAGTAGCTAAAGGCCAGATCGCTGGTGCTTCTACGTTGTACAAGTTCGGTACCAATCCAGATGTTAATGGTGTTGAAGAGACGGTATGGAGCACTGGGGGTGATTATCCTTGGCCCACGACTGCATTTACTGCGTTTATCAGTAGTTCAAGTACGGCAGATACTAGCGCGGGTACGGGCGCACAAACTGTCACAGTAGAAGGTTTAGACGAGAACTACGCAGCTCAGACCATCACCGTCAGCATGAACGGGCAGACTCAGGTACAGATTGGGGATGCTTCTGGTTGGCTACGTGTTAACCGTATATTCGTTGCCACTTCAGGATCAGGCGGCACTGCTGCGGGTACGATCTATGTCGCTAATAGTGGGGTTACCAGTGGGGTACCTACCGGAATAACGTACGGGAATATAGTACAAGGCGACAACCAAAGTCAGATGTCAGTGTATACAGTCCCTGCAGGGTTCACGTTATTTCTTGACGATGTTACGTTTACAGCAGCTATCGCTATTGCTAACAAGAACGTAACCGCTAAGTTCGTGACTAGAGACTTTGGTTCAAACACGTTCCGTACAAAGATCATACAGACAGTACAGAGTAATTTGCTTTTATTGCCTTTCCACTACCCGTTCAGCATTGCAGAGAAGACGGATATAGAATGCCGAGCCAGCTCCGATACCACCAACGTAGTCGTCGGCGCTTCATTTGAGGGGGTGCTGATAGCAAACTGATATGATGGTCGTAGATAGCAATAAAACAGGTCCAATTCATCCTAATATTATACTCCCGTTAGTGGCAGCTCAGTTAGAAACTCCTGACGTGCCGTGGCAAATAGCTACTGGAGATGTATTACGGGAGATGAAAAGACCTACAGTAGATGTAAAACAGTTCGGGAACACTTTATTTATCGGAGAAGTGTGCGGCAATAGTATGGTTGGTAGAGCATTAAATATAGACAAAGCTAGGAATTTTGTGCGGAGTATGTTGCAGTATGGTGCATACCTCCAAAGCAAAGGCATTACAGAATATACAACCTATTTTGACGGCACCACTCTATTATCAGCGATGCGTATAATTAAAAAACATATTGGCGGGTTAGATACTAAATTAGCCGTAAACAAAGTAAAAAAAGATAAATATAAAGTGATTGTTAATCTAGGTAATGACAATATTCGTTGGGGACATAACTAATGGGGTCTCAAAGCGAAAGTAATAAAGAGTCTATAAAAGAAGACCTCAGAACGTATTTGCCCGGATCATTTATAATTGATCTAAGCGGAACCTCTAGAATCTTATCTGATGCTGCTAGTCTATATAATGCTACAAACTTAACTCGTCTCATAGCATTAACAGCAAATACTGATTCATACTGGGATATGCCGTTTTCTCCAAGCGATTTTCCTAGCGTAGCAGATATAGTAGGTATGTTGGGGATGCAATTTGATTCCTTAACTACAGATGTACAAGATGCCCTTACCAATCTAGATCCTACCAGCCCTGCGTTTACGGATTTTTTAACTAATAAATTTCCGGGGCAAACAGTAGAAGTAATGCAAGAGCTTACAGGGGCCAGTGATGCCGAGATGGCTACCTATTCCTTTCTAGTTCTAGAAAGAGCAAAAGTTCAAGCTGCGGAAATGTTGGGTATCGATCCAAGTATTCTAGATTACGGCTCTCATCCCGGAGGGTATCTAGGGTGGCTACAAGACTCGTTTTCTGATCCCGATACGCAAGATGCACTTAATAAAATAAATACCGAAGCTAACGCTATTGTTAACGGAGAAATAACTCCTGTACGCCAAGAATATACAGATCAACAAAATGAAATAGAGGCTCAAGCACAAGCAGAAGCCCAAGCAGAAGCAGATCGTTTAGCTGCAGAAGAAGCAGCCCGTGTAGCCGCAGAAGAACAAGCGGAAGCAGATCGTGTAGCCGCAGAAGCACAAGCGGAAGCAGATCGTATAGCCCAAGCGGAAGCAGATCGTATAGCCCAAGCAGAAGCAGATCGTATAGCTGCAGAAGAAGCACAAGCAGAAGCAGATCGTATAGCTGCAGAAGCACAAGCAGAAGCAGATCGTGTAGCCGCAGAAGAAGCACAAGCAGAAGCAGATCGTTTAGCTGCAGAAGAAGCAGCCCGTGTAGCTCAAGCAGAAGCAGATCGTATAGCTGCAGAAGAAGCACAAGCAGAAGCAGATCGTATAGCTGCAGAAGCCCAAGCGGAAGCAGATCGTTTAGCTGCAGAAGAAGCAGCCCGTGTAGCCGCAGAAGAACAAGCGGAAGCAGATCGTTTAGCTGCAGAGGAAGCA